AATTCTGGAAGATTTAAGGAATCAGTTGAATATTCTTAACACTAATTTGGCTAAACTTTCTGTTACTATAGAAGGAATGGAGAAGAGAAATGAAGACAAGAGATAAATTGGATATTTCATTATTTATCGTGCAGCTAATTGTTGCATTAAAGACGTTATTCTCTAAGGAGAAGAAGGATGATAACTGATATACTGATTGGCCTAACTACAGTTCTATTTATTACTCTCGTGCTACTGCTTGGATCGTTATGGTTCGATAGTGAAGATGGCACATGGGGTAAGAAAGATGATAAATAGTTGCGATGATTGTAATGAGAAGTGTAAATACCTTACAGAATGCTTAGAATCGAGTTATAACGAGATGTTAAGACGTTGTAATGTAGATATACAGGACAAGACAGAAACAAGTCCAGAAGTGCCTCAGAATGCGAAAGAACAAGGTTTAGGAGAAGGAATAGGATTTCAAAGACTTAGACGTATAACTGGCTATTTAGTAGGTGACGTTTCTAGGTGGAATAATGGTAAATATTCAGAATTAAAGGATAGGGTGAAACATGGAACCGTATAAACCAAATAAACCATGGATAAGTGTAAACTTACCATCAAGAGAAGAATTAATAGCAATGGCTATGGGATTAATTCCTGGTGGTCGTGCATTAAAGAATATGCATGATAATCCAGAAGGACCATTTACTGAAACTTTAGATTTAGCTGCAGAAGATTTAGTTCCTTTCTATGCTAATCTTATTAAACCAGCAGTTAAAGGTGAAGATATTAATTTGAGGAATAATCTTCTTGAAGCTGCATTAATTGGATTACCATTGAATGGTCCACGTGGTGTTAGGCGTACTGATCCTAAGCGTGTTCCTATTGATGAAGCCAGAACTGCTGAATTTAATCAGAAATTAGAAGAACTTATTAGAAATCCTGAATTAACTCCTTCTGAGAAGATATATATAAATGCATTACATGACAGCCGTGCACTAGGTAATGATCCAACAGCAACTGCTTTAAATAGAAATGAGAATATATTAGGACAAGTATTAGATAGATATGGATTAGGTGATTATTATGATGATATAGTATTTGGCCGTAATGCTCGTAATAATGTAGATGACTTTATTAATCCGGAAGAATATAAAGTAGATAGGAAATATTTCGGTGATGGTGATCCTATGGATGTTCCTTATAATTATCTTAATGATGAATATGGTCATGATTATTTATTTAGAAATAGAGATAATGAAACAACATTTGATCAAGCTAAAGATTGGTATGAAGCTGCAGCAGCTAATAGACGGAACGTAGATAAACAATTTGATGACTTTATTGTTGATTATTATGATAAGGATAAATTTAATTATGAACCAAGATATATAAATGGACCAGATTATGAATTTACACCGAGAAGACTTAAAGAGAAATTTGGTGATGGAAATATTAATCAACAGGAACTATTAAATGAATATATCGACAGAACAATTAAGCCATCTTCTCAATGGCAGGAGAAAGTTATTGATATTCTTAAATCTGACTTATCTAAAGAAGAGAAGAGAGCTTTAATTAAAGATATATATGGAGATGTTGAAGTACCTATTGAAATAGAAGAACTACTTCTGTAATTACATAATTAAATAAATACAAGAAATCCTCTGAAGCGGCGGCGACAGAGGATTCTTTGATTAACTATGTGTATGAGGAATTAAGTTATGACTGTAGAAGATAAACTCTCGACATACTAAGTAGCGATACATGATGAAAGAGATGAAGTGCATGATTTATTGCAGTCAAGTGGTATATACTGCATTTATGCTACCGTTCTGTCAAATTCTTGACTGTTTCACGTGGGTATAAATATATAGAAAGGTTAGTATGATATGAAACAATACGTGAAACAGTCATAAACTCTTTGAATGATTATAATATAGTAAATTATTTACGTCTTGTAAACCCCTATTTATTGTTCTGATTTAATTGTATAGTGAATTCTGTAATTATTCTTATTGTCTATTAGGTCAACATAGGCTGCATATACTGGAAATAGACACGTTTCTAGCTTAATTGACTTATTTCCTTTAAATACGTTATGTTTACCATATGCTAGCCTATTGTAAACGCGGTTAAGTTCTTTAAGGCTGATTACTTCTTTATTTATTACTTTCATATTTATTCCTTTATAATATATATATAATATAATGTATTAATATTAAATATATTCTAGTTAATGGGGCGTTTACCCTATTACTCGTAGGCTGAGGCGATAGCCTCTTTGATTGACGATGTTAAATGGAGTTCATTATAATGTTCAATCCATGCACGTTCATAACCTAATCTATTTAATACTGTCAAACATAAGTCTTTATCCATCATGCCGTTATAATAATAATTGATATACATTCTTACAGTTTCTGTATTATTTGCGTTAAACCATCTATCTATAGCGCAGTCAATAACGAAGTTCTTATCTTCATCGTTAATTCTGTTTATTTCATTCTTTATTGCAGTAATAGATATATTTCTCTTCTGGAAAGCCTTCTCAAGCTTTCTGTCATGATGTATATCTCTTCTGATTATTTCCTTTGCAATATCCTCGGAAGATAGATTATTTAGCCATGACCAGTCAGTTCTCTTACTTCCTTCTTTCTCATGGCGTTCTCTTCGTTGCTTATAGTAATAACCTAGTTTAAATCTTGATGTAATCCATTCATCTGGATTTCCATTATTCCAATGCTGCATAAATTCGTCATATAATCTAATATAATTATAATAGAATCCACGTCTATAGCTAATGCAATAATCATATAGCTTTGATATTTCAGTATCTCCTGGATATGATTCGTAAAGATATTCTACATCTTTAAATATCATCGTTTCTAAGTCTTCTAAGACCTTATTTATATCTACCCTATTAAGATTATACCTTCCGTAAATAATGAGGTTATAATGCGTTATTAAGCAAGATATGACGATATTATCAATAAACCTTCCAATGAAATATGTATTGATATTATTACCAGATATAAATGGCTGCAATAAATTTGCATTCTTTGGAAGCCATAGATATGGTTCATAACATCCGATAAATTTATTCATTTCGGATTCTTTAAATTGTTCTTTCATAACTGACTTCACAGCCAGCCTTATTCTTCCATACACATAATTCATATATTATTTATTAAACAAAGATAGTAAATCTTGTAAAGTTTGTAAACCCATAGTATTCAGTAATAAACAGTATGAATTCTTTAATTCGATGAGGGCCCGCGCCCCCTTTCTTTATAATAATATTATTATAGAAGAACACACACTAAATTTGCAAATTTAAGTGATTCCAATTCTATTAACAATTGAAATAAAGTGTGTGCCTTGCGTGCCGCGCTGTATATTGTGTCCCCAATGTCCAAATTTAATCATGACATACTATATAATCTATTTAGCGGCACATAGTAAAGTGTGTGCCTAGTGTGTGCCATTGCGTGCCTAAATACAAAGTTTGGAATATTTCTGTTATATATATTATGTAAGCAATAATTTACTATATTTAAGGAATAATATGAAGATAGCAACAATAGATATTGAAGGAGACGGCCTTTCTAAGGATTTAAATCAGAAATTGTTTAAGAATGGTGGTCATTATGATCCCGATACACGTTTATGGTGTATTACATTTACAGACGATAAAGGAACTGACACTTATGTTTGTAAATTACCGCCAATTCCTAGAGCAGGCAGAAAGGCTTATCATAAAGTAACTACAAAGGTTCCTAATGAAATTAATGGACATAGGATAACTGAAGTAACAGATTATTGGAGTTTCTTAGATACTATATATTTATTGTTGAAACACTATAAGCTTAGCGGTTATAAGATTTGTTTCAAAGGTTATGGTAAATATAATTATGACAAAGATATGTTGGAAATTATATTTAAGAAGTTTAATATAGATACTGATATATTAGATTGCTTAATAAATGCTCATAAATCAACCGTGGGACGTTGGAAAGAGACAGGTAAGCAAATACATACCGGAACTAGAATACCAAACCAGGAATACATTATAAACGGAATTAAACACAATATTGAAGACAGTATACAATTATATAATTTGGTAATGGAATATGTACAACGAACAGCAAATTGAAGATATGAAGAGAAGAGTCAGAGAACAAGATACTAAGGTATTTGATATCTGGCTAAATCAATATAATAAAGAAGATAACAATAATAACTATGATCCGAGATGGGATAGGGAGTAGAATATGACTGATATACAAGCAGATATAATGGAAATCAAACAGACGTTGAAACAAATACAGCATGATATTAACACTATTAAGAATATTAATGCTGATTATTTCGATTGGAATTCTGACATTTATCAAGATGTACCACAATATATTCCAACACAAGGCTGCAGTTTAGAAGATCAAATGAATGCAATTAAGAAATATGATGAATACTGTGAAAGACATCCAGAGTTTATCGGTGGTTTAGTTAAAGGGGAATAATGCAAATAATCATATCAATGACAACATGGTCTAAGAGAATCGGAAGCTGCAAACCAACTTTAGATTCAATTCTTAATCAGACTAGAAAGCCAGATTTAATTGAAATTAACCTTGATAGGGACAATTTCCCAAATGAACGTAAAGATATACCAGAATGGCTAGTTCAAATGGAGAATGATAATGATAATTTACATATCTATTTCCAGGAACATGACATGCATGTTTGGGAGAAATTTGTACCAACGTTTAGACGCCATAATGAAGATTTCATTTCAGTAACACTAGATTGTGACGTTAATTATCCACCAACATATATTGAAGAAATTGAGAAGAATATGCATGATGCTGACTGGCTATGTACACAGCATGATGATATGACTCAAGGCCAATACATGGTTTACGGTCCTAAAGCAGTAAAGTTGATGACTGAAAGGGTAACTGATTCAGTTATACAGGATATTGACTTGGATGATCATTTCATTGGACACTTATTATTCCAATCTGGATTAAAGAGAGGAAAGAAGATAGAATCTAAATGTGAAGACAGACAAGAAGGTTATAGCTTTAGACGATTCTTCGTAGATGGTTATGATGAAGCTGAACTTAAAGACAGCACATGTGACTATCCACAAAGACAGTTCATTAAAGAAAGAATATTGATGCACAATAAATATAGAGTTGGTTAATGAAGACAATAAAGCGTAAAGCTAAGAAAGAAACTGATCCGAAAGTATTGTTTAGGCGTTCCAAAGAATGGGCTACATTCAGACAAAGGATGAAGAAGAAACAGAAATACGACTATGTAACTGGTTCTCCGTTAGCCAAAGGCTTTAATTTACATCATCTTTGTGAAGACCCTAAACAATATTCTGATATATCGGATGAGTCCAGATTTGTTTGTTTAAATTCTACCAGCCATGTTGTTATTCACTATCTTTGGGGTGACGGAAAGAGAAGATATAACTGGAAAGAACGTCTTCAGAAACTTAAAGAATTGTGTGAAGCGATGGACGAATTTAACGATAACTAATTATTTAGTATAACAGCCTAGCTGGATTGGATTACTATCCGCTATAGCTAGCAAAGATTGTTCCTATTGAATAACATTTGTTTATTCGTGTGGGTTCGAATCCCACCTAGGCTGTACATTTAGGGCTCGCATGTACCAAGGAGGCGAGAAGGCTTTGCAAGCCATCTGTGGTGGTTTCGATTACCACCGGGTCCATTATTAGCCAGTATGGCAGAGAGGCTGAATGCGCGTGACTGTAGATCACGTCCTTCAATAGGTTAACATCGGTGGTTCAAATCCATCTGCTGGCATAAGGATTATTTATGGCAACAAATAAGAAACAAATAAAGAGAGAAATCAACGAAGCACAAGAACCATTAAGAGATACAGCTAAAGATATTCCTTTGCTCTTAGCCTGTATTCTTAAGGAACTTGAAGAGAATAATAAATATCTTAAATTATTGTCTAAGCTATCGGCTATAGATCATGGAATAGAATAATGAAACTTAGTGAATGGTGCGAACAGAATTTCAAGCATGTTACGTTTGAAGAATATATTGGTAATTTGAAAGTTCCAAAGATTAATGTGGAACTTACTTATGGCCTATTATCTACAGAGAATAAAGAAGAGTTTCAGAAGCTTGTATTCCATCTAGCACCATTAGGAACAATAATTGATAGTATTTCAGATGATTTCTATGAAGGAAAGATTCTGCTATTACGTAATATGTTGACTAGAATGTTAATGGAAGAACCAAATCATAAATTAGCCGATAGATTCCTTAATATATTAGAACGTAGAGATAAGGCACATTGGAGCAAAGATAAGAAAGTAACTGAAATAAAGGCTGAGTCTGTTCCTGATAATAACAATAACAATAGCCCATTCAATATTACGTTTACTGTTAAAGAATAATGAATTTAGAATTATCTAAATGGCAACAAGAATTTATCAAGAGGTTCGATGATCCTCTTGTTATTGCTTGTACAGCTATTTCTGCTGGAAAGACACGTATATTAGCAACATGGCTAGTATTGCAATGCCTTCAGAAGCCAGGTATTCGTGGTATAATGATTGCACAGACACATTCTGCATTAAAGAAAGTGTTGATTAGAGAAATTATTAACTTTGCTACGGTAATCGGCGTAACACTTAAATACAACGGTTCTTCTCAAGAAATTTATTTCGAGAATGGTTCTGTATTATTTGGTTATACTTCCGAGAATCCTTCTTCTGTATTAGGTTTGACTGAAATTGCATTACTGGCAATCGACGAAGCTGCATACTGCTGCGAAGAAATTTATAACTACGCTAAGGACCGTATGAGAGGTTCCAAATATCCGTCAATGACCAGACTGATTTCTTCTCCGTCTACATTAGATAAAGTTCAGAACTGGTTCAGCAAGATAGTTAAGGAACATGAAGATAGCGTTATACATGCTACATATAGGGATAATCCGTTTACTTCCGAAGAATTCAAGAAAGAACTTGAAGACCGTTACGGTATTGGTTCTAATCTATTCAGACAACAATGTTTAGGTGAAATATTCGATACTGACGTAGCATCTCAGATTATATTCAGACATGAATTTCCTGTAGAGAAGAGAGATAACGGTAAAGAACACTGGTTCGGTATGGACGCAAGTGGTGTTGGTGCTGACTCTGATATGTATGCCGTTATTGATAAATTCGGAATGGTTGACTATATAGAGAAAGTCGAAGCTAGCACGCAGCAGAAAGCTGGTATCGTATCAATGTTATATGACAAATATAAAGTCAAATATGGCAATATAGATATGACTGGTGGCTATGGACAAGGAGTATATGACCTATCCAGAGATAAGAATTTAGCTATTTCAGGTATCAATTTCGCACAGAAAGCAATAGATTTAGATAAATATCCTAATGCTAGAACTGAAATATATCTAGAATTAGCTAAAGCAATTAAACAGGGCTTCTGGGTTAACGATATAGTTAAAGAAGAAATGTTGGCACAAGCTTTATTTATTAACAATAGAGGACAAGGCCAACTAGTACCTAAAGATGACGTCAAGAAGATATTAGGCCATTCACCAGACTTATGTGATGCTGTTGCATTAGCCGTTTATGCTATGAATCATGGCGAACAGATGCCTGAATATTCAGCTAAGAAAGCAACAGATATTGCAAATAGGTATTTAGCATATTTCAATAGGTATAATTGATGATTGATTGTTCTAAATGTAAACATCATAGCTGCTGTAAACACGTAATTCCTGAGTTAGCAAGAGAGAATTCCACAATTTGCCGGTTCTTCGACGAGGAGACCGGCCTTTGTACTATATATACAAATAGACCTTGGATTTGTAATACAGATTACATGTATGAGCATTATTATAAAGATAGAATGACTAGAGAAGAGTATGACAGAAGAAATTCAGAAGCATGCAAGCTATTAAATTCTAATTATTAGATAAAGTTTAATAATAAGGAGATATTTATGGCTTCTGTCAGAGAAATTATTAAAGAGGCTACAGTTCGTATTAATCTTGTTCCTAGAAAGCAGGCTATTCCAGGTGATATTCTTGAAACTGCCTATAAGCTGCTTAAAGGTATTGTAGCCAAATACAATAGTGACAATTTGCTTAATTTCACACAGAATTCTATAATTGTTAAGAATTCTGAATTTACTCATATATATGACGAGACAGACTTTATGAAGGGAAAGAATAATCTTTATTTCCCGACTGTTGAAGCATTACATGCTTATATTCCGTCTGAAACAGAATTTAACGACCATACATGGGCTATGGTAGAAGGTGTTGAAGATACAGTTTATGTAGTATTTAATCCAGCTTTGAATGTATACGCCTGGAGAGCTCAGACTATTCTGGATTATCTGCAACCTAGAATTCAGGAAATGAAGAAATATATGGCCATGAATCATGTATGTGTTAGAGACGTGGCTAAGATTAATTCTGTTTATGTCGTTACCGACGTTGGACAGCCTTATAAGATGTATTACGAGCTTAAATTTATGCCGGCTGCAGAATTTGATAACTATATGAATGATGCCAATGTATTTACTGTAATTGAGAAATCTGAAGGTGAATGGGTAATGCAGGTTAAGCCGTGGACATATAGACTTAATGACAGGAGACTGAAGATTAACTATAATGAAGCAATCGACTTCGATCTTGAATCAGATCTCTATATTCCAGATAACTATGTCGAATTACTTATTGTTGCATTGGCACATAAGCTGGCTTTACAATATCCTAGACTTGACGACGCTCAAATGAACAGACTTGAGAATGAAGTCAGAGTATTAGTCGATAATGTTAGAACTCCTAAATCTATCACTAGAATGGTGTTAAGAGACAAATATGAATATTGGCCGGGTTATAGAACAATGACACAGGCTGAATTAATGGCAGGTTATACCGTATAAGGAGATTACATGGCCAATAATGTTAAATTAATTGAGAATATTGCAGGAAGCATTACACGTTCTAATCTAGCTAAGGTAGGCCTTGGAGAGTCGACGAATATGTATGTGGAAACTCAGAATCCGTCTGAGCATTCCTGTAGTATTCTAATGAGAACAATTCAGGGTCAGGTAAAGGCAGCTAATATCGGCGGTAAATGTCGTGGTATGTATCGTGTATCAAGAGGCTACGATAACCGTCCTGTGTTGTATGCAGTTTATGGTAATAAGCTTTATTTAATCAATGAAGATAATACATATAATTACATAGCTACTATTAGTTCAAACGGAACTGAATGTCATATGACTGAAACTGGTGGCTATGGTTCTGCACATCCTCATCTTATTATTACTGATGGTTATAGCGTATATGCAGTAAACAGTGGCCTTTCTATCGGCGATCAGCAAGTAGACTTCAGAAGAATTAGATTACCGTTACGAGTAAATTCTAAAGATACATATATTAAGCCGACTCATTGTGCATATCTTTATGGTTATCTGATTGTCAATGACGCTGGAACTGATGCATTCTATACATCTTATCAATATCCGTTTGAAATTGAGAATTCTGAAGATGCTGAATTCTATGATGAAAGATCCGAATTTATTGTCTGGTGGAATACATTAGATAAAGATACACAGCAGCAATATATGGCTGGTGAAATCCAGGATGTTTATTACGATAAATATAAAGGTTTCATTACTGGAACAGCTGATGATACGCCAGAGAAATATGATATATTCAGAGTTAATACTGTTCAGTATGCAAATTATGGCTTCGTGACATATTCTGAATGGTCAAGCGACAATACGATCGGCTTAATTTCTAATGGCTCTAAACTTTACACATTTGGTGAACGTAGCTGGCAGGTATTCTCTTACAATGATGACGTAAACAATCCATTCAGTTCTCCTGACAATGCTGCAGGTAATATCGGCATTAAAGCACCTAATAGTTTAGCTATGTTAGGTAATACTGTATTATGGCTTGGATCTTCTGATATCGGCGATAATGGCGTATTCATGATTACTGATACTGCTATTAAGAGAATTTCTACACAGGATATCGAAAGAGAACTGGTTAAGATGGTTAATCCAGAGAACGCTTATTCTTCTATCTGGCAGGAACATCAGCATGTATTCTATTCTATTACGTTTGAAGATTCTAAGAAGACTTATGTATATGACGTAAATGAAGATGCATGGCATTATAGAGCTTCATATGATCCGTTTAATAGGTTAACATTCTGGCGTTATAATCATGCTACATTTGCCTATGGAAAGATTTATTTAGGAACTGATAATGCTTTAGTATATAATGACGAGAACAAATATACAGAACATGACGAAAGACCAATCCTTAAGGTTAGGAGAGGTGGTGTATTAACTTCTAATGATTGTCCGTTCTATATAGATTCTGCTGAACTTATCATCAACAATGGCCAGCACAGCTTTAATGATCAGTATGGTAATCTTGAACTTAATCCTAGATTGTCTATTAGATATAGCTGGGACGGTTCTACATGGTCTGATTATGAAGACTACTGGATGGGCAAGATTGGTCAGTATGATTATTCTACTACTATATATCAGTTAGGTATGGGTAAATATTTCACATTAGAAATATCTTCTACTGAACCAGTTCCAATGGCTATAGAGAATCTGAAGATTTCGTTTAGTCCATGTTCTAACTTTATTTAAGGAGAAATATGAATAAGGTAGAGCTTAAAGTTATAAGATTTGACGAAAGTAACAAGAATATCGAAGCTTTGAAAGGGCAATATGGCCAGTTAAGTGACGGTAAAGGTGTATTCACGTTACTAAAGAATGTTCTATTAGTTAACCTTCTTCCAGGAGCTAAATATAACGAAATACAACTTCCTACCGTTTATGATGGCTTTATTCAGCTTTCTAATGGTGGTAGAATTCAGATAAAGAACAGTATATTAACATGCGAATTACCAGCTGGAGTATCAGGATTTGGCCAGTTGGTATTAAAGAAATGGAATTAATAACTAATTATTAGGAAAGAAATTAAGGAGATAACGATATGGCACCATTAATAGCAGCTGCAATAATCGGGGCTGGAGCAACTCTGGCTAGTTCTGGTATTTCTGCTTATTCTAACTATAAATCACAAGAAGCAGAACGAGAAGCTAGAGAGAAAGCAGCAAATGAATTAAAGAAACAGGGAGCAATTACTGATGCACAGTATAATCAGTTAATTAACCAGATTAATCAATATTATAATACACGTGGTTCTTTAGGAACTCAGCAAGATGTAAACGCCTATAAACAGGCTATTGCTGGTTATAATCCTGAAGATTATGCTGCTGATGTAGGTGAATTTAACTACGGAAAGTCAGTAGAAGATTTCACAAATCCGTATTATGCACAGATTATTGGTCAAACGCGTGATGCTTTACAGCATAGCGCAGCTGGTGCAGGTCTAGGTCGTGGAACTGGTGCAGCTTTAGGTATTGCACAAGGTGTAGCTTCTAAGTCTGACGAACTTTATAATACAGCATTGAATCAGTATAATCAAGATAGACAGTTCGAATATCAGAAATATGCAGATGCAATTAGAAATAATCAGAATAGACTCAATGCTCTCAATACTGCACAACAGTATAAGATTGGTCTACAAGGTAATTTAGCTTCTGATTACTATAATACTCAAGATGCACGTATGAGTGACGTAATGAAAGCACAGCAAGATAGACTTAATGCACAAACTAGCTATGCATCAGCTATAAGTGGTTTATACTAAGGAGATATTATGGCAGGAATTTATCAAAGAGATAATATAGGTTATGGTAATCTGCTAGCTAATGCTATAGCTAACCGTATTAATTGGATTAATCGTCAAGGCGATACAATCCGTAAATATGGTGAAATTGCTTCTAATGCAGTTAAAGAACTTGGTGCAATGGGTGGACGTCTTGTAGATGCTTATCAAGCTGAACAAGAAAGCCCAGAAGCTCGTTTAGAGAAACTTCAAGCAGAATTGAAAGAAGCTGAAGCAATTGAAGCATATAATCGTCAAGTAGAACAACGTAAAGCAGTAAATGATTATATCAATAGATACAATGAACAAGTTGCTGCTGGTAGACAGAATATGATTGATAGATCTGCTGCAGAAATGATGGGTTACAAACCTAATTATGGTATATATGGTTATAAACCATTAAATACAGGTAATAATCTTTATGGTATGGAAGATTACTACAGACATGGAGGTATTTAATGCCTAGAAGTATAGACGAAATTAAAGCTGATATCGCTAGAACTCAAGCTGAAATGAGAATGCGTGATCAGTATACACAAGGATTTAATCAGCCGCAGACGCGTGTTGGTTGGGGTTCTTATATTGTAAATAATGATCGTGGATTGCTTGACGCTTATCAGAATCGTGAAGCTCAATGGAAACTTACTAAAGAACAGCAAGAAGCTCAAGCTTTACAAGCTGCAATTCAGAGAGCATGGCAGGAGAAGGAGAATCAGAAGCAACGTGAACTTACTAAAGCTGTTGCTGAAATAAATAGATCTACTGCTAAAGATGATAGACAAGAACAAGCAGCTAATACATTATATAAATTATATATTCAGAAATCTCAAATTGCTTCTGCAGGTGGTGATACCAGAGAAATTGATGCGGCTATAGGTAATATCTATAGAGCTTATCCATCTTTAATTGAAAGAGATTTCACAGCTCCTAAATATGACATCAAACAGAGTGCAGATTATAATTTAGCTAAGTATGGTGATTATACTGCTAAAGATTATACTGCTGAAGAATTACAAGAAGCATTAGATTCTGTTGGTAAATTTGAAACACCTAAGGCTGCAAGTACATATGCTAAATTAGAAAGAGAATTAACAAATAGACAGAAGCAAGATAAAGCAATTGAAGAATTAAAGACGCAAATTGCTAAATGGAATGGTGGTGCATTAACTGATACGATGTTAAATTATGGATGGTCTGCTAAAGACGGTATATTATTTGATAAGACTGGAAGAATTCTTAAGAGAGTTAAAGTAGCTAAACCTAATAATGCTGGTGCACCAGACGATGTATAAGGATTCTATATGGCAATGAACAATAATCAAAGAAATAAGATTTATGATGCACTTAATTTAATTGGCCCGACATGGTACGAGTCATTTAGGAAAGCTGTATCTAAAGGTAAAGAAACTGAATGGATAGATAAGAATCTTAATAAACTTAATAATTACGAAATATGGGTTAATGCATTTCCTACAAAGGAATCTGTATATAAATCCAAATCTAAAGTAAAGCAAATGGCTGATGTTTATGCCGAAATTCAAGATTTCGATAAGTTAACTAAAGAACAGCTACAATATCTTGAAAGAAAGAATGACTTTAATGCTAAAGAGCTTAAAGAATACTTTGATGGTGCAAATAAATATAAAGAACTCTATGAGAAAGAACGTAAAGACGCATATGATAAAGAAATGCGTAAACGTGAAGTAGAAGGCAGATATATTGATTATACTAATCCAGGTAGTGAAGAACAGAAAGCTAGAAATTGGGGTATTCTTAAGAATGTCTTAACATCTGATTATGCTAAACAACGTTATATTAATGATCCACAGTCATCTTTATTTGGTTATCAAGCACCAGCCATTGGTGAAGCAGAGAAGACTAGATGGGGAGCATCTGGAGATTTAGCTGCTGGTATTGCTGGCGGTGTAGCTGATGTTATTCCTCCAGCTTGGTTACTTGGACCGGCTATTAGAACTGGACGAGATGTTGCTTATTATGGAACTGAATATGGAAAGACTGTACCTGAAATAGTAACTTCTGCTGCTATGGATTTCGGTTTAAATAAGGGTGCAAGATATTTAGCTAATGCTTCTAGAGAAGCTAGAGCAGCTAGACAAGCAATGAGTCCTAAAGCAGCACAATCTTTAAAGGTTGCTGAAGAAACAAAGAATATTAAAGAAGCTTTAGGTCCATTAACCTTTATTAGTGGCTCTTCTGATAAAGAAATAATAGATCTTGTTAAATCGTTACCTGAATCTCCATTGAAGAATGATTTATTACCTATAATTAATTCTCCAGTTAAAGGACCGATTGATAGGAAGGCTATAGAAACGGTTGCTCAGAGATATCAATTAGAAACTACTCCTGAAATTCAACGTGGTATTAGAAGCTTAATTGGACAAACAAATCCTTCTCCAGATAGACCTAGATATATGCTTAATGCAAGTAAATATCTTGAAGAAGCTGGTACAGCTACTCCATTTAAAGAATTACCTTTAAGTGATAAAGCTTCTTATATATGGAATAAGGCTGCAGCTAATATTAATAAAGGTAATGTTGGTCAAGTAGCCATTCAAGAAGCTGCCAATGTTAAAGGACGTGGAACTGATGTAAAGTATAACAGTCTTGAAGAATTTAACAGAAAGAAGAATTACTTTAAAGTTCAAATGGGTGATAACTGGAGAAAGTTCGGTAAAGCATTTGCACCTAAAGAGAAAGAAGGTGATCCAGCATGGGAAGCATATAAAGAAGTAATGGCGGAGATTGAATAATGAGAAATTTCGACAATTGGAACAGATATTTGGACAATGACAACAAGCCGCTTCATGGCTGTGTCATGTTCAATGTCAAAGACGGAAATACAGTAGCGCCAATTTATGATAGCGATGGCACAGATTTGGATAATCCTATTCTCACAGATGAATATGGTAGAACTCAACATCAGGTATTCGTTGATGTTGACGTTATTGCTTATTTCTATAAGTATATAGGTAACGGTAATTTCCAGTCTTTACGCAGTCAGGATATCGATATAAGTGACGATTCGTTATGGTCCTTACAATTTACTGCTGAGAACATTAATGACATTCTGGCACACATTACGGGCGATTCTGCTATGTGTGTTGGAACAATAGACGATCTTAGAGAACTTAATATAGAAGATGTTCCAGAAGTTTGCGGTAATAAAGTAATCACACTGTTAGGCTATAATGAAGTTGGTGATAAAGAACCAATTAACTACGTATGGGTAGCTAATTCTACAGAGAATGATGATAATGGTGCAATTATTCAGGGTCCAGCATTAACTGGCCGTTGGATAATGGTAAAGCCAACTGAACATTGTGATTCTAGACATTATGGTATATTCCCACAGAATACTACGAATTTCAGTTCAGATACATCCAGAATGGAACAATGGATTACTTATTGTAATGCAGTCAACCTTAGACCTTATTTCTCGGCTAAAGGTGATTACAAGTATTATAAGTATAACAACCTTAGCTTTACTGCTCCTGAAGTGGATATAGCTAATGGCGTTACATTTATTGATAACGGTTCATCCTGTGTATGGACAACCGAATTCAATGGCGATCCGTATTTCTTAAATCATAATACTAAGCTTAATACCAAAGAAGTAAAGACTTCTTGGGGTGCATATTTATACATTAGTCCTAAGCATGTAATCGTTGATAATAACGATCTGTTCTTTAATACTACATTAGCTAATTGCGAAGTAGATATCGATGTATCATGTGACAAGGTATGTAACTTCACCAACTGTACTGTTAATGTCAATAAGTCCTTTAATTCTATTTCTGCATTCAGTAATTGTATAATCAATTCTAAGAACATGATTACTGCAGGCTGTCATTTCGTTAACTGTAAGCTCACAGAAGATATGTTCTACGGTTCTCCGTATATCCATGTAGACGGTAACTGTATTGCCGATTTCGACGATTTCGAGCACAAGGAACTGATGTGGTTAAGAATCAAGGCACAGCAGGAACAAGTCAATTATGACTGGAAAGGAAGACTCACAAATCAGAATCCTTGGGAAGGCATAGTAGAATCTGACAGATGGCTAATCAACTACAAGTCTATCAATGCCGATGCCGTATTGAAGGAAGGAACAGCTCCACATACATATCTCTTAGAGAACTGTGCTGGTACACTTACTATTGAAGGCAAGGCCAACAATACATACGTTATCAAGGATTCCGAAATCAATCTCAAGATTTCCAATAGTGCAGTTACGGGTATTACGATTTCCGCTCAGAATTCTACGATTAACCTTACACAGGAAATAAACGTGGCTAATTTCTCCATGAGAAGTTCTATTGTAGGTAATACGTATAACATTATCTGTGATAACTTTACTTCTTACGATGGCATCATTACCTCACCGGTTCTTGCACGTAACGCCGTAGTAAAGGATTCTCAGATTAACAAGCCGTTTAGCCTTATTGCCCATGTCGGTGAACCTAGGGAAGTACAGTATCTTGGTGGCTTATCCGGTCAGCAAACTATAACAGCAACTGTATCTCACTTTATTTCCGGTTATTTCGACAATAACATCTTCAATGACCAGTTCATTATCGATGGCCAGTATGGTCTCATGGGTGAATCTACTACTCACTCCGTGATTCCGTTTACTATCGAACAATGCTTAGTCGAATCTCTTGTGTTTACCAACAACATTTCTAACTATTCAGGTGATGCGTGGTATATATGGGCTAACATGGGTGCATGGCGTGATGATTCTCTTCATAACTATATCTGGAAGAACAATACCGGTAAGTTCGAATGTAAGACAGAATTTGAAGCTACTTATATGTTGACAAACAGCACTGATATAGGTCCTGGCGTATTTGCTACATATCCAAACGCTCATGCATTTGGTACACTAAAGCTTTCTGAAGCAATAACAGACCCTGTAGTTGGGCTTATTGAAGAATGGATTGACCTAGGTAACAAATATTTCTGTACAATGGACCTGTTCTCTATTGGTACATTGAATGTCAAATTCGACCTTGAATTCTATCTTACTGGAGTTCCTGGCAACGAAACATCTATGTTCTCAATAAATAACTATTTGGCCGGCGGTAATACATACGGTATAGTTCATCTTGATGACAGCTGTATTTGCGGTCCGTTCAACTATATCCCGAAAGGCGATTACGATGGTGCAAGAAGTTCAGCATTTAAAGTAGCTGATGTTCGTAACGTTAACTGTATCGCTACAACCGAATTCGCTCCGATACTTGTTCCTACTGGTGATTTCGCATGGTCTAAGACATTCCAGATTCGTAATTTCTCAACTGGTTCCCGTCTCGAATGTCCGAATAATACTCACTTTATCATGCATATCAAACAAGTCTAATTATTGTCATAAGAGGTTCAAATGGAAGAACGCGAAATAATAGAACAATGTAACAGATTCCTTACACGTTCAGATAGCCGTTTCAATACAGTAATCAACAGGGCGCTGGATGATTTGGAAATGTATTCCGGTAATTTCTGGAACGATAAATTTAAGAAGAAATATAGACGTAATAAGAATAGACTTAATCTTAGCTTAAATAACTGGAATGTATTGTGTAATGCAATAGCATCTCCAGTTTCTAATAGCCCATGGCATACAGAACTTGTAGATAAGACTAATGGTTTAGAAGATGTTCAGAAGATGATTGATGATATCGAAGCTGATAATGATTCTAAATCGGCCATGGTTGACGCCTTCAGAAAGGCATGTCTTACTGGTTACGGCTACATGATTGTAACTACTGTTGCAGATGAATATACAGGCGAAGCAAAGATTGTTATCGAATCAGCTAATAGAATTAACGCTGTTGCTATGGATCCATCTGTAGCCACAGTCGATGGTAGTGATGCAGAAGAAGGTGCAATTCTTAATTTCATTCCGTTAAAGAAAGCTAAGAGAATGTATGGCGATGACGTAGTTCCAATGAGCTATCCAATGACGCCATGTTTCATTAATATCGGCGACTTCAAACAATGGAGGATGCCTGAAGATTCTGTTGCATTAATTTCTTATTATTGCAAGAACGATGCTGGCTACGTAGATATGTATAAGATTTGTGGCGATAAGATTGTTGAAAGCTATGAATTGCCAATCAAGATTATTCCTATTATACGTATGGCTGGTAATGAAATTTATTACAATGGCGATATAGATTATAATGGTATTATTCAACAAACTATGTCTTTGGAATTAGGCGCAAATATTGCATATTCTACATTAATTGAAAGATGTGGAAGAAGTCCTAAGGCTAATTACATGGTAAACGTTGATGCTATCGACGGCCTTGAAGAAAGCTATGCAAGAGTCAACGAAGATGATTCCGTAGCTGTATTATGGAAAGGAGAACATCAGCCAGTTCCTCTTACAGAAGGATTCGAGACTGGTGATTTACAGAATACGGTATCTACATGCAGAACATTATTGGAAGATGTTACTGGTATTCCGTTAACAGGTATTCAGGGTGGGGAAAGAGAAAGAACTGCTACGGAAATATTACGTCAACAGATTTCTAAAGAATCAAATACTGCAAATTATTATAATAACGCCTTCAAGGCCGTTCGTTCCATTTCTAAGATTATCATTCAAATGATTACTGGTGGTCAGGATTTCAAATTTACTCTTGAGAATGGCCCATCTGTTATTACACGTGAAATGAAATCTCGTCAGGAACTTTCTGCACTGGCTACAATCATGCCAGATAATATGAAGCCAATTATAGCTAAATACTTTGCAGATTCCCTTAAGAATGATCTTGGTGAAGACCTATCTCGTAATATCGTAGCTAACTTACCGCCTGATGTTAACTTCATTAGCGATATTGAAGATCCAGCAGCTATCCATATGATGAACCAGATGAAGGCTCAGATGGAAGAGAATATGATGGCTCTCGAAATTAAGAACGCTGAATGTGAACAGTTAAAGCAACAGTTACAGGCTGCACAGCTTAGCATGATTGACGGTAGAGAACAGAGAGAACATGATTGGCAGAAGTTCGTTGTTGGTGAACAAGACAAGATTGCTCTTGAAACAGCTAAACTCGGAGTTCAATCTGATAAGAATACAGCTGATGCATTAATTAAACAGCAAGAAGTAAATATTAAAGCTGCTGAAGCTGACATGAGTGCACAAGAAAGAGAATCTGACGCCTATATTAAAGGAATTGAAGATACTGTAAACGCAGTAGCCGGAGGTTAAGATGATTCATTTCGACGTGATGACTGGAAGGGGTTTAGGCCGTAATGCTTTGTTATCTGGTGACAGAAATGCTGCAATTAGGCAAACTCCAGCACAGCATGAAGAACTGCTAGACATAACCACGTTACCGGATTATCCGGCTTTCTTGGCTATGCCTCCAGGTCCTCAGAAGTCTTTAATGTATAATACATTGGTAGCACAGGCCGAATTAAGGGAACAAGAAGACCCTAAATACTGGAACGATGTGCAACCAAGACGCAATATTACACAATCTTCTAGCTTTATTGGGCCAATTGACTATGACCAGAATTCGAATATGGCTATGGTTCAAATGGGTGATAAGGTATATCCTTATCCTAATATTGACCCAGTTAGGATGGCAGAATGGCTAAATTCGCCATCTATGGAAGATTATTACATAAATTTCGTTAAAGGTAAATAAAGTTTACTAATTATTCTATATAGCGTAACAGCGTGGGTTACGCTAAATAATTTAATTCCACGATTGAGGTTATCGCACCGTATGAATAGCGAAGAAGTTAGCGCATATCTTGCCAAGCTTAAAGGGCAATCCGAGGAAGTAGCTGAACCGTCAACTCAGGAAACCGAGGAAGTTTCTAAGGAAGCATCCGCCGAAGAAATTGATGATAATAAGGCCGTTGAAGAGGTCAAGGATGTCGAACAGAAGCAAGTAGAAGACAAAGCTGATGACAAGGCTGAGGAACCGAAAGCAGAAGTGAAAGAAGAAGAAGAGCCGAAAGCTGAAACACCTAAAGAAGAACCTAAGAAGGAAGAACCGCAGAATCGTAGGGATTATGCATTCGAACGTCTTAAGAAGAAATCGAAAGAAGAGAAGAAGCAGCTAGAAGCTAGAATCAAGGCACTCGAAGAAGAGATTGCCAAGGGTAAAGGTCTTAAGGCCGAACATTTCATCGATAAAGATGGCAAGCCTGATCCAAATAGCTATGTAGACTGGAAGTTCCATGAACGTGAAATGCAGGATGAAGTAAATGAACTGCGCCGTTATGAGAGGGACAGACAGCTTCAGGAAGACATAGACGAAGACCGTCGTAGAGTAGAGAATTGTTATCAAGACGAGAAAGAACGTAAAGAATATGAAACGTTGATCGCCAATAACGGTAAAGCTTTCTATGATGCAGTTTCCGACGTCGATCCTAATGGCGTAGTATTTGGTTATCTCAGTACAATGCCAGAATATCCGATTGTGTTGAAAGAACTGATGACTGATAATAAATTGTTAGGATATACGTTCAGAAGCACTGATCCGGACGCTTTAAAGAGAAATATTGCAGCTGTAGCAGATACTATCCTAGAAAGACATCATAACAAGACGCCGGTTATCGAGAAGATCGAAACTCCGGTAACGCCGAAACAGGAACCTAAGAAAGAACTTCCGGTTATCGGTAAACAAATCAACAGCACTCCAGGAACAGCTAACGTAGTACACGATAGAAACTATTGGAATAGATACTTACGTGAACATCCTAGGGGATAAACATCACAATTTATTATAAGGAAACAATATTATGGCAAATACATTTCAACCTAACAAGCTTACTGACCTCATCGCAGTTCGTGCTGCAGAATCCGCAGCTTATGCAAACATCGGTGCTCGTTCTTACCTCGCTGACCAGCTCCGTCCGAATATGAGAAACGACTCTACCGAATATACCTTTGTCGTTAAGGACAATGGTAAATATGTTGGTGGAAAGACAGCTCTTACCAATGACGATATTTCTGAAATCAAGGAACGTCCGGTTAAGGCTCATCTCCAGCACGGTAACATCGTTATCAAGACCGATATGATTACTGACGTTCTCGAGGCTAACTGGGACAAAGAGATCGCGATCCCTAACGGGAAAGCTATTGCTGAAGGTTTCGTTGCTGACTGTATTAAGAACGACCTCGGCCGTCAGAATATCGCATTCGTTGGTACTGGCTTCCTCCCGCTTTCTAAGGCTTCTCGTGCACTCGGTTCTATCACTTCCGATGCTCGTTATGGCTTCATTGACCCGATGATTGATTCGGTTCTCGCAACTGTTGGTAAGGGCTTCGATCCGATTAACGCTGATCCGATTGCCTCTAAGGGTGTATACGGTAAGTTCGCTGGTACGGAATTCCGTGAACAGCAATTCCTCCCGTCTATCGAAATTTCTGTAGACCTTGCAAATGAACTCTCTAGCGCTACGGTTTCTGGTTTCGTTCAGGCTGAAGGTGCAGTAACTGCAACTCTCAAGCTCTCTGGTGTAACTAAAGTTATTCCGGCTGGTACTCCGCTCTTCGTTGACGGTATCTATGCTACTAACCTCGTTGGTAACAAGATGAGCTTCCTCAAGGCATTCATTGCTATCGAAGACGCTACTGCTGGTACTGTTACTGTTCGTGCAGTCGATTTCGCTGGTCAGGGCACTAAGGAAGCTGTTAAGGCTGACGGTTCTAATGTTGAAGTCGCTGATTTCGGCGGAAAGAAACTCGTTAATCCGATTGCAGCTGGTACTTACTACACTGGTATCATCCGTGTTGAAGGTGCTCAGGAATTCGATACTCTTAAGAAGGTCGATTGGTCTAATGCTGATCAGACTTCTGATTCTGTCGAAGGTTTCACCATCCATGAAGGCCGCGTTGTTGATATCCTCGCTGGTACGAACGTAACTCGTTGGTATGTCGGTGGCGTATCGCAGTGTATAGAACCTAGGGGCGCTTGCTTAGTCTTAGTTAAAGACAGTCAGCCGAATTTAGTCACAATGTAGTAACAATTTATTAACAATATAAATAATAAGGCCCTAGAGAATATCTAGGGTCTTTCTTTATTTCTTCATCTTTAAACCTTTATTCCAGGCTACTTGTAATCCTTTCTTACCTTTATTCCAAGGTACTTTGCCATACATTGGATTGTTCTTTCCTGATTGATCTCTACCATATGACGGATTATTCTTACCTGTTATATCTTTAACTGTATTGTGTAATTTAGCATGTTCAGCAGTAGTTAGATATATAAGTTCGAAATATGGCCTATGATAATACATATTTAAACGTTTAAGTGAAGCAGCATCATGTGCAAATTCTCCATTAATAGTTAATTCTAATCTATGATGAATTTCCCATCCTTCGAAATTATCAGCCTTTGCTAGCTCATAATTCTCTATCTTCTCGTATTCTTTACAAATACGTCTTCTACTCCATTCTCTATGACATTCAATCCTATGTTTATACTCGTCTATACCGTATTTATTAATTATTTCATTCTTTGTCATATTGCAAATATAGTAAATGGGTCAACTTTCGTCAACCCATTATATTATATATATATTATAACTATTATTATTAATATATTCTAGTTAATAGGGCGTTACCCTAATAATCACGTCTTATTTAAGAACATCAACATACTCGTTAATATGACTATCTAGCCAGTAGTTCTTTAAATAATCGTATTGATACTGTAATATCTCACCGTAATGTTTCTTACACTCTTCTATTGTGTGTTCTATTGATAAATACGTTGCATCTGGACTGACTTTCTGCAGTGGGTGAGCATCTTTATAGGGTGAGTCAGGAAAGTCCGTTACGATACACACACGACCAACTGCGCAGCATTCCAAATATTTAAGATTACTCTTACATTTATTAAACACGTTATCAGCTAAAGGAGCAATTACAAACTTAGCCTTACGTGCAATATTACAGAAGCTACGCGGATATGTTGACATTGGATATCCAGGAAATGCTGCTACTGGCTTAATGAAATATGGTGTATTAGCCATAGTAATTACCTTCTTATTAGAAAGATATTTAATCCAGCCGTTATTGAAATCACCAGATTTCTTATTTGCGTTATCATAATGTGTAGCCGATCCAGCATACATAAATATATCTTCTTCAGGAATTGATGTAGCCGTGTCAAACAACCAGTCTTTAACAGAGAGTCTATTCGGCATTACTGTAATCTTCTTAGGATCAATAAATTCAGATAATGCGTTCTTAAGATATTCAGTAGAACATGTAGCCTTATCAATTACCTTTGCAGCGTATTTCTGCATTGCTTCAGTATTAGCTTTGCAGTCTACCTTAGTCTTACAATAATTGTAATCAGGTAATCCTTCTCCTTTATATAGCCATGTCAAATCGTCGAAATCTACAATTAATTTAATACCTGTCGATTCTTTAAATTTAAGCAATGGTTCTAAGCTACCATTCGATGTAATCCGCTGTGTATAGATTATATCTTGGCCAATTCCTTTAAATTTGGTTGGTGGGAATAAATATACTTCTTTACCAATACCTTGAAGCATATTTGCAACCTGAATAAGTCTATAATAACCACATGCGCCAGTATCGCCAGGGATGATTGTTGTGCTAGGATTTAATGTGCTCATATTATTTCATTTCCTTGTTTATATGTTTAACCTTATGATCAGTTATACTGTCTATATATTCGTCAAGTTCTTCTAAACAATGTGCAATAATAGCTTCTTGTTTAGCCAAATCTTTAGCTTTCTTTGTATAAACGTGACAGAAAGCTGTGTAACAAATTCTATATGCATAGCTATATATTGAACTACCTTTCTCAACATTGAATGTAGGCAATCCATTAAGTAGCTCGAATATAGCTTGATCTGCTAGTTCTTCACGTTCATCATAAGGCTTCTTACTAAATTTGGGATTCTCTAATACAATATATATAATCGTATAGATATACATAGCGTATCGATCATTCTGTTCATTCTCTAATTGTTCTTTATTATGCAGCTTTACGACAATATTCGTGAAATCATCTAAATCTAAATCATAGTATTTCGTGAAATTATTATCCTTAAAGCTGATATCCAGTTTACGTTTGCGGCCTGGATTCTTCCATTTAGGTAATATACTCATGTTTAACCTCTTATTATATATAGCGTAAATATAGTAAATTCTGTAAATTATTGTTTGCAATAGCTAAATAATTCTGTATATTCTCATTAAACACTAATTATTAGTTATAACATAAACCATACAGCTATGCTTAGGAGATAAGAATTATATGGTAACAGGTGATCAGGAATTACAGTGGGCTTATTTACTCTGCCCGACTTTCGAACTTTCTAATTCAGAAGGTAAACCATTAACAAATGGCTATATTGAGCTTTATATAGCTGGTACACGAGACAAATATTACGCTGCATCGGACTTTGCTGGAACTTTACACCCGTTTCAGATTCCCTTAGACAGCCTTGGCTCTAATATTGTATTAGTTAGCCCAGATAACGCTTACGATATTTACGTATATAATAGATTCGGCAATCTTGTGATGAGCCGTTATAACGTCGTTCCAACAAATGGTGCAGCTGGCGGCGGTTCTTCTAGTTCTAATATTTCTATTGAATCTGGTGATGGAACTATTGTCGTTACTGAATCTACTGATCCAGAAACTGGCGTAAAGACATTTGACTTGTCTGTTCCTTCTGTATCTGGTAATCCTTCATTCTGGACTGGCCGTGGTGCTGCAACAATGGGTGTTACTATTAGTGATACAGAATATCATAAGCTTGATATTAGTAACCATCCTATCAGAAATCGTAATGATGATATTACTGTAGTTAATGGTGAATTTAATCTTAAGAAAGGTGTTTATTTCTGGAACGTTACTGTTCAATTAGATAAATATGAAGCTTATGATAATACTCGTCAAAGAGTATATATTGAGTCTGGCTATAATCGTGGCGCATATACAATGGATATGACCCATGATGAGTCTGAAACTATTTCGTTCTCTGGTATTACTGTAGCCGATTATGATGATACCAAACAGGATATTAAGATTAAATCTGAAGGTGAATCTCCCTTTAAGGCTACACTTTATAACGTATCTATTCATAAATTAAATCAGAACGTTCTTGGCGATAATGGAACTACTTATACTGCTGGTGATTACATTGAAATTACAGAAGATGACGTAATTAATGTAACTGGTCTTACTACTCCAGAAGATGTTGAAGCAATGATTGACGCAGCTATTACTGCTGTGGCTTCTGGTGATATCTATACTGGTGGTGATTACATTAATATCGATGAACATGTAATTTCCGTAACTGGTTTACAGCCAGCAGGTGATTATCTTACTCAAGAAGATCTTGAAGGCTACGCTACTGAAACATACGTTGACAATTCTGTATCTTCCTTTGCTACACATACAGAAGTTTATAATGCTACAGTTACGGCTATAGAAGTTGCAACTGGCGCTATTCCTGATACAGAAGATGTAGAATTTGAAGAATTAGATATAACACAGTTTGCACAAGCTAGCTCTATTCCTGTTGTAACTGGTTTCGCAACTAGAGATGAAGTATATGAAGCCGTTGTTACTGGTGTTCAACTTGCTACTGCTCAGATTCCAGATCAATTAGAAGCCGGTGATTATGTTTCTATAGTAAACAATACAATAAATGTAACAGGATTACAAGAAGCAGGTGATTATTTAACACCAGAAGATCTTGAAGGTTACGCTACTGAAGAATACGTAACTACATACGTTGATAATTCTGTATCTTCTTTCGTTACTGAAGAACAAGTAACTGCAATGTTCCCGGAAACTGAAGATGTTACATTTAAAGAACTTGACATCACACAGTTTGCTATGGCTTCTGCTATTCCTGTCGTTACTGGCTTTGCTACACATACTGAAGTATATGAAGCCGTTGTTACTGGTGTTCAGCTAGCTACTTCTATGATTCCTGATTTAGATGGTTACGCTACTGAAGAATATGTAACTACATACGTTGATAATTCTGTATCTTCTTTCACAACGCATACAGAAGTTTATGATGCAACTGTTACCGCTAT